GAAGCCGGGCGACCGGTGAACGTGGCCGACATTGACAAAATTACCCAGCGATACGCCGAGCGGCTACTGGCCACGCGGGCGGAGGTGGTCGCCAGTATCAACACGCTGGAAGCCTACAACGCCGGCCGCGCGCAGCTTTACCGCCAACTGGTGGAAGACGGTACAGATCCGGACAAAATCACCAAGCGGTGGAAAACGCGGGCCGACGAACGGGTGCGGGCCAGCCATCGGGAAATGAACGGGCAGACCAAGCCGGGCGACGCGCCATTTGTGACACCCCGGGGGGCGCTGATGATGAACCCCGGCGACAGCAGCATGGGCGCACCAGTCAGCGAGATTGCGCGCTGCCGGTGTCGTGCTATTTATTCGATAGCACGCTAGGCAGTGTTGGCGGGGGCTAGTTAAACATATTGCCCAACGGAACGTGAATTTTTGACCCCTTGCAGATGCGCCACGTGTGGGCCGTGCCACCGTCCGCAGGCGCTGCCCGTTCACCCCAGGTGTACGCAATGAGCGTGTCGGCCATTTTGGCAACTTCCATATTGCGAATCATGAAAGCGCCCATGCCAATATCGGGGGCCTGCGTTGTGTACTGTGCGCCCCGCCAAATCGCATCGCAAATTTCGGGAATGCCGTCCACCCCCGTGGCCACCTTGAAAAGTGCGTGGTAATAGTTCGCCGCAGATCCGGCCGACCCGTGCCCACCGGCAAAAGCGCCAGCGTGCGCAAAGGTCGACGGTAGGTGTAAAGTTAATTTACTCGCGTGACCGTCCAGAAACAGCCGCACCGCCAGGTGGTCCGCCCACGCTGCGCCGCCGGATACCAATTCCGCACCCTGCGGGACTCGCGCGCGAGCATTGGCGCACATTGCTGCCCATAGCTGGGCGGTCATAGGTTTGGTTTTGTCCCGGCCCGCGGTGCCAATGATTGCGATGGTCATGCGACCGATAATAACACCCCGCGAGCCCTGCAAAGTGGCACAATGCGCAAATGACCGACATCCACGACCGAGGCCGCGCGCTGGCCATCCGACAATTGGCCCCGCGCCCCGCAGGCAAAGGCGCCCCGCTGGTGCTGCGCGTGATTACGCCGGGCACCCGCGACCCAGCCACCGGCCTGACACCACCCCCAACCGAAACCAACTATACGGGCAGCGGATTGCGCACACAGTACAAATCCCGCGACGTTGACGGCACGCAAATTCGGGCGGGCGATGTGCGCTTGCTGGTGTCGCCCATCTTGGCGAACGGTTCGGACATGCCAACCCCGCAGCCCGGCCAGCGCGTGCAGTTTGACGGCGGACAGTGGTACACCGTGCAAAATTCCAGCGCGTGGAACTATGCGGGCGTGTCAATTGGGTTTGTGGTGCAGGGGCGGGCGGCGTGAGGGGTTGAACCGGACCCATTGGTTATCCTCGCACATGGGCAGGGCGCTATTTCTAGCGTGGGTGGCACGCGGTGTTCACCGCTCCGTTTACATGCTGATTGAGAGGCTTCGCAGTGTCTCCCTGGTGGCGGGTTTGACCACCCATTGAAGGGTCGGCAACGTGCACTTACGGAACCTCTCAAGTGTGGACGCTGTGGTTCGAGCCTTTGGCCTGCCATGTGGAGCAGGGTCCGACCTAAACAGCAACGCCCACGCTTGAGAGGCCGGGGCTTCGGCCGCTACAGCTTACTGGCGCCCCGGCGATTCAAAACCCCGTCTCTCCGAGGTGTCATGCCTAACGCCCGTGACGGCATTTTTCGCGTTCAACTGGCATTCTCTACGCGGTCTGGTTCACGCTGCGGACTCGTATTGGCTTCCTGTCCGTTAACTCCGACGAATTGGTAAAACCGAAACATCGTGCCAAAGTTCCTACCTTTCGGTTTCGTCCTGCAGGACTCATCAGGGAACTGCCGTCAGTATAGCACCGTTATTACCGCGCTACAATACCCATATGAGCTTTGCCGACGACCTCAAACGCTTCGCCGCTGCGACCAACCGCACGATTACCGACACGCTGGTGGGCACGGTGCAGGAATTGGCCGTGCGCGTGGTGCAGCGCAGCCCCGTGGACACGGGCCGGTTCCGGGGCAATTGGCAGGTTGGCGACGGTGGCCCCGATACCCGCGTGGATAGCCCGTTCGATAAGCAACCGTTGGGCAGTGCGCCATCGGGCGGTTCGTTCGCCAGGTGGCAGGATCAGCTTGAGGGCGTGCTACCTGGCACGGTGATTTACATTACCAATAGCCTGCCGTACGCGCGACGGCTGGAGTATGAGGGTTATTCCAAACAGGCGCCCGTCGGCATGGTGCGCGTGACACTCACGGAATACGCGCAGATAATCCGGGCAGCATTGGAGAAAGCGAAAAAACCGTGAGCCTACAACTGATACGCGCCGCACTCGACACCCACCTGGCGGCGATGGCCAGCGTGCCACCCATCGCATTTGAGGGCGAGGATTACGCCCCTGTGGCCGGTACGACATACGCCAAAGCGGATTTACTACCCCGTTCGCCCGACAATCCGACCCTAAGCGAACGGCTACAAGATAACGGCGGGGTGTATCAAATCGGCCTGTATTTCCCGCGCGGAACGTCCACGGGCGTAATGGACGCCCTGGCCGGGGCGGTGCAAACGCATTTTGCTGCCAGTACAAGCCTCGCCGCTGGCATAATCACTGTGCGGATTGAAGGGACACCGGCAATTGCGGCGGGATTCCCCACGGGGGACCGGTGGCTGGTTCCGGTGTCGATCCGGTATCGTTCTATTTTTTAAAGGAGGCCATCATGGCTGGAGTTCAAACGGTTGCCGGAACCACAATCGGCGTAGTTGCGGGCCAACCCGCAACGTTCAATCAGGCGGGCTATGAGGCCCTGACGTACGCCAACATTGGCGAAATCACCGACGGCGGCGAACACGGCAAGACGTATGCCGAAGTTACGCACATGCCCATTGACACGCGCGGCACACGCAAGTTCAAGGGTTCGTTCAACCTGGGCAACAAGACGTTGCAGTTGGCTATCAGCGACGCTGACCCCGGCCAAATCGTACTCAAGGCCGCGCTGGAATCGGACAACGATTACAGTTTCAAGGTCGAATACCAAGACGGCGCGTGCGATTACTTCCAAGCCAAGGTGATGTCGTTTTCCAAAGCGGCCACCAGCGTGGACAGCATCCGCAGCGCCACGGTCACGCTCGCACTGACCACCACCGCCGCAGGTGTGGGCATCATTGAAGTAGGAGCGTAATCATGGCCGCAACACTGTCCAGCCGTGTTGCAGTGTCGGTCACTGCACAACTGCAAGACGGGGCCACTATTGGCTCGGTCACGCACGACATCGCGTTCAATGTGGCCAACGCCCTGACGAACGGGAGCGGCGCGAATCAGGCAAATCAAGCCTATGCCGCACGGCGAACACTGGCCGCCAGTTCAAACGAAAGTTTGGATCTGTCCGGCGGACTGTCCAATGCGTTTGGTACGGCCCTGGTGTTTACCGCTATCAAGGCGATTGTCATCACCGCAGCCGCGGCAAATACCAACGACGTGATTGTGGGCGGCGCAGCATCTAACGGGTTTATCTCGTGGGTGGGCGACGCCACCGACACGGTAAAGGTGAAGCCTGGCGGCATTCTGGTAATCGCAGCCCCCAACGCGGTCGGGTTTGATGTGGACGCTGGCACGGCGGACATATTGAAGATTGCGAACAGTTCCAGCGGAACCCCCGTTACGTATGACATCGTTGTGATTGGCGCGACCGCGTAACCACGCGTACGCCCACACGAGCGGTAATTTGACGGGCGCACCATGCGCCCGTTATTATTTGTGCGCTACACTCAAGCCTCCCATTAATAACCTACTGGAATTACCATGAATATTTTTGACCTTATCAACGCCAACTTTGCCAACATCACCAGCCCCGTGTATGTCGGGGGCGAACTGACCGCAGACAAGGACACCCGGTATGGGTTCACCATCGTTGGTGCGGATAGCCCCCAATATCTGACAGAATCTGACCGCCAGCGCAACGAGGGGCAAGAATATCGCCGCGCCGCAAACAAGGGCGACGTGCCGAAACTTGACGCTGAAACCGCAGAGGGCCAGGCAGTCATACAAGCCCGCGTGCAAGCCAATTTGACGGCCATTGCGCTTGCCGTGACCACGGGTTGGTTCGGATTCACGGACGCCAGCGGTGCGACCGTGCCGTACAGCAGCGACCTGGCGGCGGCGATGTTCGCCAAAAAGCGCGCCTGGCGGGATGCGGTCATTGCCGCCATTGACGAGGACAAACGTTTTTTGCCTCAACCCGTGAAGGGCTAACCCTTTGGGTGCAGCAAATTGCGTGGCTTTGGACCGCGCGGGAGGCTAAGGGAAAACCCCTATCGGCTCGCGGTGAACTGTACGTTGAAAACGACAAGCCGCTGCCAGCGCCGGAAAACCCAGACCCTGAAATTACGGGTCTGCTGATGCGTGCTGGGCCAGACATGGGGGACCACCCATTGACGGCCCAGGAATTAGCCGCGTGGTCGACTGGCGCGGGTGTACGACTGGGCAAGTGGGAGTTTGAAACACTGTTGCATTTGTCCAACGCGTACCTCGTGCAAAAGCAACGGTCCAAAGACCCGGATTGCCCTGCACCGTGGCAGGCGCCCACTACGGCGTCCGAAAAACCCAAAATTGGCAAGCGTATCCGGGGGCTGTTGCGGTCATAATCTGACCCATGGACATCGCAACACTTGGCCTAGCAATCGACTCCCGCCCTGCCAAAGAGGCGGCCAAAGCGCTCGACTCTTTGACCGACGCTGGAAAACGGGCGGAAGTTGTCACCCATAAAGTAGAGGCGTCATTTGACGCGGAGGCACTGGCCGCAGCCACGGCAAAGGGCGCAGTTGTCGGGCTCACGGCGGCGCTGGCGGCCAATGGCGAAGCCCAACGCAAAGAAGAAGCCGCATCGCGGGCAGCTGCCAAAGCGGCCAAAGACGCCACGGGTGCCCAAGACGACTTGGCCGGCGCGTACAACCGAAGCGCTATCGCCATAACGGCGGCCATTGCCAGCGCGGCGCTATTGGTCAAGGGTTACATAGGCGTGGCCGATTCGGTTACCGTGCTTAACAACCAGCTAAAACTGGCCACGGGTAGCACGGAAGCGGCGGCCAAGGCCAGCGCCGGACTGTACGAAATCGCGCAACGCTCACGGGTAAATTTCCTTGAACTGGGCGGCACGTACGCCAGCATCGCCCGTAACGCTGGGGAAATGGGCATTGCGCAGAGCCGCGTGCTGAAAGTCACTGAAAGCATTGCCAATGCGATGACGATAAGCGGCGGCAGCGCGGCCAGCATGAACGCCGCGCTTGTCCAGCTGGGCCAGGGCATGTCTTCGGGCGTGTTGCGCGGCGAAGAATTGAACTCCGTTATGGAACAGGCGCCACGGCTGGCCAAAGCCCTGGCGGACGGATTGGGTGTGCCAATTGG